ACTAATTCCTTTTTATTAAAATAATACTCTTGAATGAACTCGCGTTCTTTCCTACTTGATGTGTTGATTATACGTTCAATTGCACTCTTAAACTCGAGGATTTTACCTCTTCGTATACTACAAAGATAATTAGTTACTGCCATTTCTGTTTTCGATGTATTAGACGGTACAAATTCCCCGCCTATATTTGTATCTGTTGGAATCCATGGTGTCATTATTTCACTTCTTAAATCTTCGAGTTGCTTATGATAATTAGGATAATCACACAACTCATCTTCTAACTTTCGAACTGTTGATAATTTTAATCCGTATTTCTTTTTAGTCATGAATACCCTCCGTACAAATATGTTTAATCTTCAAAGTGTCTCAATCTGCTTCTTAATATCTCTATCTCTCGCTCTTTAACTTTCACATCACCTTTTAACTGTTCAGCTTGCAACATTACACCAAACAATAAGATGACTAGTAATATAATTGCTATGATGAACCACATCATCTATTCAATCACCTCTAAATTCGGCTTATATTTTAATACACGACCACTCAGAAATTCAGCATCTATTTTAGCTAAAAATAAATTGTCATATGATTTAGCTTCAAAAACATTGCTAGTTGTAGTAAGTGTTATCATTTTCGAAAATGCTCCTGTATATTCTTCTTGTAAATACACACCATCATATAACTCAACAATATATTCGATTGGTCTGTTTTCTTTCTTATAATTTTCAAATAATTTTTCATTCCTTTTTATGTCATGCTTTAATTCATCAATCTTCTCCCTCACTTCAATTTTGTCTGTATATATTACATAAAGTAATGTAATTAATATAAGGATACCGATAGCAACTATTTCCCACATCATCTACTCTGACACCTCCGCCCTCATCAAATCAGACTGATCACTAAACTTTGCGAAGTCACTCGGCACCTCTACATCATCATTAGCCGTCATCATAATATATACTTGCTCCGTTACATACTTACCTAGCTCATACATTGCTAGTAAGAATAATAGTCTTAATATTTGTTTAATCATTGTTTATCTACCTTCTTTGCTTCGTATAAGACCGGATATAAATTTAAAAAGTGTATTCTATATCCAATCGTCTTAACTTCTACTTTGTCGCCTACTTTTAACCTAGCTTGTATGTCTGCGCTATCAAATTTCTTTTTGAATAATAAGTCGGAGTTTTCAATGACTTGTTTGTTGTCTAATACAATATAGAACTTGTCTTCTTTATCTTGTCTCTTGTTATATTTATCTGTAATTGTCCCTTGATGTACTTCTTTGTTTTGGTAACTAGCCACTGTATAGATAGGCAATGCGACAACAAGTAGCAATGCGGTTATACCGAATAATGACAGTATTCCAACAATAAAGATGTCGAACCCATCCATATTTTTAAGTTTTTTAATCATTTCCCACACTCCCTTATATTTTCAAACAACTGACCCACTTTAATAACTGCATCCCTTTTAACTTGTTTCTCGTACTTCTCTTTCGCTTCTTCTTTACTCTCTGCCTCAACAACTGTAAACCTTTGATTACTCTTAGCTTTAGTTATGTGTGTATGTTTACGTCCTGTTGAATCTTTGAATGTTGTGACTAAGTATTGTGTCACTTCCCCAAAACCTCCTTGACTCGATCTAAGATGTCTTTACACGTATCCTTTTCCTGCGTCTGCTGTTCCATCTTGTCTTTCATGATTCCTTTTCATTTTCTTTTTGTATGCGTCAATGAGTTGGTCGATAGAATAGTAAGTATTGGCGTACAAAAACGGCATTATTAAAACTTGTACAATGCTATTATCAATACCTTTTACAAATTGTTCTGTTAGCGTATGCATTACATGAACAAAATAAACTGAATGTAGTTTAGGTAAAGTAACTTCATTTTCAATCAAATCAACCATAACCTCAGTAGTTTCTTCCAAATCTTCTTCATCAACAATAGTCAGAGTTAATTGCAAACTGAAAGCTAAGTAATCAGCAATCTCATCTAATTGTGTATCTAGTGGCTTACCTGGTTGTTTCTTCCAATTTTTAAAAAACTCAAGTGTGTTAATCCACTCTACAAATTCAATAATCATACTAGCTACTGTGTCATTTAAATTTCTAGTTGGTATTCTATCGTCGAACTCCTTTTGTATTTGTAATAACTCTTGTAACTGATCAATTGTTAATGTGTTAGTCATTTTCCTGCTCCTCCTCATATTTATAGACAACTTGACTCGTCATAATCCCTACTGCTTCATCAAGATAAATATCTTCTTTGAGTGCATCTTGCATAGCATTAGGTAAACCCTCAAGTATTTCATCAAACGCTTGTGCTTTCTTATACACGTCTTCAATCTCTTTTAGTAATCCCTCTGTGTCATTGCCGTTATACGCACTAGCACTTATAACGGACTGTTCGATTTGTTCGCGGTTATTCATTTGTGTCATCCTCCATAAAAATTTTATTGTTTAATTCCATTCCGAATTTAACTCTTTCATCATCGTTACCGAATTCGTTTATTAAATCTTTTTCAACGCTCTTGCAATACCTATCCCATGCGCTTGCTTTCTTCTCCAGTTCTTTGTTACAATCTCGTAACTTCGCTATATCCCCAATAAGCTCATCTCGTTACTTCTTGTACTCTTCACGATCTTTTAATGCTTTGTGAAGTTTATCTAATAACTTGTTAGAGTTAGTACAAAGATTTTTATATTGTTCATCTGATAAGGTGAACGTCATCTCATAACCTCCAATAGCATCTCATTTTCAAAAATATTTCCAACAATTTCAATAATATCGTCATTTTCACTTAGTAATTCAGTTACATTGCTAAAAGTTATATAAAAGGCTCCTTCTTTAAACTCGATAAAACTTACTTCTCTCGAATAACAATCTTGAACAATATCCCCTTCATAAATCTCCACACCGTGCACATCTTTAAATCCTGTGTATTGTAATAGTTTTACTTCATTGAAACTTTTATAACCTGTTGAAATCAAAATGTACCCACTATTAAAATCGATTTCGTCAATAATACTCATAACTTTTTTATCTTTATCCCAAGCTTTAAATTTCAACATCATACTAGCAACTCCCCATCTTTCCAGATTAACGTCATAGTTAGGTCATCGTTTAAGATGTAGAATGCTTTGGTAGGAAAAATATTGTCGTCTTCAAAACGTTCGTTCAAACTGATACCTTTGTGTAATGCGGATTTATAGACTCCTTCTTGAATCTCATATACCTCTAACAACCTATCAAACTTAGTCTCTTCCGTTACTTCTTTTTCAATATCAACTATGAAGGAGATATCAATTGGAATAAAACTTGACGTCGAACACTTATTTGTATTTGGATGAAAACGAACGAATCCATCACTAAATCCTGTTGAAAAAAATATTTTTCCTTGTGATAGATCCGGATTTTCTCGCGCCCATTTAATTAATTCATCTAATCTCATTTCTTTTTTAACTTTGATTTTCATTGTTATATCTCCTCTTGAACAGTAAATTTATCGTTAATTGATACATATCCAGTCACATTACATAAGATGCTATCAACATGAAAAGTCACAAAACAGTTGCGCTCAACATCATTTGAATAGAATCTTTTATTACCTGATAACTTGGGGTTATCCCAAGCCCATTGGATAAGTTCAGGTAAATTCATTTCTTTTTCAATTTTGATTTTCATTGTTTCCGCCCTTTTAAAATAAAGTTAGTTGCTTCTGTTCCTCATATTCCAAATCACTTTGCTTTATATATGTTTCAAGCTCTTCCGCTGTATCAAATGTCTTTTTCACACCTTGCCAACCTGGCACGATATGACCGTGAAAGTAATAAGTGCCATTTACTACATGGATATGTGCCACTCGTTCGTTATCCTGATACAGATATCTCTTAGAGCCGAAAAAATGTTTTAAGTATTCTTTACGTCCGCTATCTGTCATGGTCATCACTCCCACAAGTCAAATACTCTATCGACGTAAAACTTCGCCTTTGCTAAATCCTCATGACCATTCTTTAACGGTGCTCTAGACAAGTATTTAATTGCATTACCTATTGCGAATGCTAATTGTGGTGGGTACTGTGCCGTAACTTGTTCAATAAAATCTATAATTTCAATGTCGCCGTATGTGTAATGCGCAGGTTGCTTAACGTTGTCTTGCGTTTTGTTCATATCTACTTTTCTGTTACTGATTATGCTCATTATGCTTCACTCCATTTCTTGAACATTTGGTTATAAGTGACATCGAACCAGTACGGATCACGTGAATGTTTTTGAGGTACATTAAACAAATGTGGCTTCTTCTTACGTAGCTCAGCCTCTTTCTTTCGCTCTCTTTCCAATTTACGTTCTTTGCTCTCTCGCTCCATGATTTTGGATAACACAATTTCTTTATACTCAGCTAAGCGCATACCATAAGGTGCATGTAAGGCTTCTAACAACGCCCAGCCACCTCGTACTCTTTTTGCAACCATTCCTGGAGTTAAACCATTCTTTTTTATCAATTCATTTTCATGTTCGGTAAATTTATATGGTTTACCGTTAATCTTTACGATACTCATTTATTCCACCTCTATATATGCATGTCTTATTGTTATGTTGTCATACTTTAGTAATTCATTCGGATTGTCATCTAAGCGCTTTGCCAGCGCATCTTTTTCATCATCCACATCATCAAAATGCTGATATTCAACTTCTGTAGGTATCCTTATATCAATCGTTGCATTTATATATGCTTGTTGTTGCATTAGATCACTTCCTCAACTTCTATGTTGATATGGTCCGCATATTCATCTAAAACAATACAAGTGTCAATAATTTCACCTGTTTCCCAATCCCTATCATGCTTTACAACAAAATATCGAGAGATGTTAAACTTCTCTTCTAATTCCTTTATTGTCATAATCTATCCTCCTAATCCTTCATATAGAAGGGTGATGTAAATCCGTCGCTATTCAAATTTAAACCTTCTGCCCATTCAACCGGCTTATTCATGATAGTTTCGATTTCCTTAAGTCCATTTGAACCTCTAGGTATTTCTACAATTACTTCATCATGGACATGACCAACTATTTTAAAACCTGATGCTTCAAGCCTTGCTATAGAAATCGCAAGTAAATCCCTTGCAGTTGCTTGAACAATATTCTCGACTAACTTCCCACCATACGTTTTTAACTTTGACCATTTACGGTTAAGATCTAAGCCCATAAATTCAACAACTTGACTACCCCAACTATTTTCACCAACTGAAGCTTTCGGATAAGCTAAAGCTCTTCCACTAGGCAATTCAATCATTAGAAAACCTTTTTTCATATAAAATCTAAGTCCATGTGTATGATGCGTCTTTCGGGATTTTACAGTATTAATTGCAGCCTCTTGGCAAGCCTTCCAAAAATTAACTATGTTAGGATTTGCGTTACGCCAACTATCAACTAAACCTTGTAACTCGTTTTCTTCAATGCCCATTTCCAATGCACCCATTGCTTTTAAAGCTCCAGCGCCACCTTGATAGCCTAAAGCTAATTCGGACACTTTTCCTTTTTGTCTGAGAGGGTCGCCTTTAGTTATGCTTTCTACCGGTACATTAAACATTTGAGAAGCCGATGCTTCATATATCTTTCCGTGTGTGTTGAACACATCTAAACGCCATTGTTCTTTTGCATACCATGCTATGACTCTTGCCTCTATTGCAGAAAAATCACTTACTGCTAGTTCATTACCTTCTTCAGCAGTAAATGTCGTCCTAACTAATTGACTTAATAAGTCTTGAGGATGAACATTGAGTAATAAATCTAAATCGTCAAAACGTTGTTCTTTAATAAGATCTCTTGCTATTTCTAATTCAGTATCTGAAATATAATGCTTTGTTAAATTCTGAAGTTGTACACCTCTACCTGCCCATCTTCCAGTACCGGCACCGTAAAATTGAAACAGACCTCTTACCCGTTCATCACTGCACATCATGTCATGCATTTTGTTGTATTTTTTCACACTGGTTTTAGACATTTGCAATCTAATTTCTAGCATTTTTTTAGCTTTTCCTGTTGCTTCTTTTAAGTACTCCTGAACCGTTTTCTTTTGTAAATTAGGTATATCTAATCCTTGGTCATCCTTTAACCAAGCCAATAATTGTGTAGGACTATTAGGATTTTCTAAACCTGTTATATGTTTAGCTTGATTAAGCAATTCTTCTTTACTCTGCTTATCGAGCACATTAGCTCCTAACATCAATGATTTAGAAAGCTTAATACCTCTGTCGTTTATATGTTGGTCAAAAACCCAATATGCTTGTTCAATTGCAGTTACTGGAAAGTCTTTAATTTTATGAGCAATCGTCATTTCTACTTCAACATCTCTTACACAATAATCAATAAATTGTTGCCATTTCTCAGGGTCGTGCTCAGGTAGATTTCTTGTTCTTCCTCCATTAACTTTTGTTGGTTTACAAGGTATAGAGAAATAACGAATTAAATTTTTACCTGCTTTATCTTTTTGGTTTTGTAGTCTTAAAACTTCTCCAACTTTATCAAGCGAAGCAGGTAAGCCAATACGCATTGAATTAACCATTGTGCAAATCCATTCTTCAGGTGGCATCTGTTTATTAAAATGTTTAGCAAGACAAGTTCTTTCGAAATTAGCATTGAATGCATACTTTTTTACAGCAGGATCAAAAAGAGCAATTTTAAACGTCTCAAAATCAGCGTGGAAAGGCTCATTATCTACTTTAGTCATGTCAATCGCACTAATCGCTCCACCATCTATTGAATAAGCTATAATTAAAATTTCGAAATCTTCAGCTTCTGTGTATTTATAGGCACCACATTTCGAAATATCATTACTGCTATATGTTTCAATATCTATATTCATAAATCTCAAATTCTTGACACCTCAATTTCTTTAAAATTAAAGTGGGGCTAAAACCCCACCTATTGACTTATAAGAAATCCTCATCATCAGTGTCTAATTCATCGAAATCATCTTCTGCTGCACTTGCACCGCCAAGAGGTTCGCCTTTTTCTACAAGTTGAATGTTGTTCAATCCAACTGCGATACCCTTATTACCATTTGTGTTGAAAGGAAATAGATTAATTGAAGCTCTAATATAATCACCACTTACAACAGTTCCAGAATCCGTTAATCTAATTTTGTTTTGGTCAATAATACCAGGTGCTTGTTTGCTTGATGCGTTAATAAAATAAGCGTCTTGATAATTCACATCATCTTCTCTTTCAGTATCTCCATCACGTAATGGAAGTTTCAGATTTGCAGGAACTTTGCCTCCAAACTTACTAACTTTTCCTTCTTCTTTAGCAGCTTCTATAGCTTGTTCAATGGCTTTTATCGTACTTGTATCTGATTTAGGAATGATTAAACTGATTGAATACTTTGCTTCTTGCCCTTCTTGCATACTGTGAGGTTCAAAAATATGTGCATATGATGCTCTTACTTTTCCTGTAATCACTTTAGTTTTATTTAATACTTTTGCTTTCATGTTTATATACCGTCCTTTTTAATTTTTATAGTTTGTCAAAATCATCTTCAGCAGATTGCTTTATAGCTGGTCGTTTATCAGACTCGGTAGCAAGTGTTAATTTACCTTGTGGCTTTTCTATAAAGCCCTCTGTAATTTTAGAAAATGCTTTTTTACCAATTAATTTTTCTAAATTCGTAATGCTAAGTAACTTGGTTTCTGTAATATCTTCAGGTTTATAACCCGCTTCAACTAACTTTTCAAGCATTGCTTTTGTATCAGTTATCATTCTTCGTGAACGACCTTCTACAAGCTTCCACCCAGGATAGTTTTTATCATTTTCTTTCGCTTGATCTAACGCATAATGTTCTACTTCATCAGCCCATTTTTTGATATCAGGCAGTTTATATAAAAGTTCTGCAATCTCTTCATCACTTAACAAATGTGGTGGCTTTTGAGGCACATTTTGCATGTATTCTGCACGTGTTCTACATGAATGCTTTATCTTACAGAATCTACAATGACTACCTGCTTTAAACTCACCTTCACCGTTATAAGCAAGTCTGGCTAATGGTTTAACAAAATCGGTTCCCCATTGAAGTAATCTTGATATTGGTAACTCTTCAGTAGAAAAGTTATCTATTCGTGGTTGTATGATAGTCATGCGAACTGTATGAATGTCATACATTAAACTAAGCAGTTCATATGCGCCCAAGCCATATAATCTAAGTTGAGGATTATCTATAGCTGAAACTTCAATGCCTTTACCGTATTTAAGGTCAATAATTTCAAGTACACCACCTGAAAATATAATGACATCACCAGTACCAAAAGATTCAGGGACGTATTTACCTAAATCCAATTTTGTTTCAAATAAAGCTATTACATCGTCATCTCTACTCAAAGCTTCGTTATATTTTTCTTCTACATTAGCTACGTACTCTTCAACATATTCGCGCAACTCTTCACTGTAATATTGATTTCGCTTATAATTTTGAAAAGCTTTATTAAACTCAAACTGTGTTAGGCCTTCATATTTAAGACTGAAATATAACTCACTTAACTCATGAGCGAATGTACCTTCTTCAGCAAAAACTGAACTTTTATCTGCAATACCTTCACTTGCCTTAATACTCGGTGGACAGTTTAGCCATTGTTTTGCTCCACTTGCACTAAGCTTTGCATGAGCTCTATTTGAGTGATCTAGCTTCATGCATTGATTCTCGCCTTCATAAAATCAACAATTTTTTCATAATACTCTTCTTTGATAGTAGATAGCTTATCCGCGCCAAGTTCGTTAAGTTTATTTCTAAATTCTTTCTTATCAGAAGTGTCTGCTTTTTTAAGGAACTCTTTTCCTACTGATAAAACATAATCTTTAGTCAAATCAGCAGAAGTTTCCTTAACTTCTTCAATTGATTCCAGTTGAGCTGTTTCTTCTTTTGGCATTGGTGCTTCTTTAACTTTCTCTTGTACAATTGATGAATCTACAGTTGATAGTTCAGTGTTTAACACACGTAAATTCTTATTTAATAGTTTTAATTCTTCAAAAATACCTTCTAATATTGCCATTGATTAAGTCCTCCTTAAAATTGGTTAGCTAGACGAATCATTAACTTGATACGTTCTTCTATTTCTCTAGGATCATCACTTTGTTCATTCAATCTTGCTAACAATTCAAATTGTTCTTCTAAAATTTCTTTTTTACGTTCGACTACACTTAAATGCAATTGCGATTCAATAACACGCCAGATACCCCAACTTTCCATTTCAATCTTTCCTTTTTTCTTAAGTTTTGAAAGAGTGGATTTTGCATGTGTTTTAGATATCCCAAAAGTTTCAACAACATCATCAGAATTGAAATTGTCATATGTTGCAAAATGTGATAGTATTTTTTGTTGTAAGGTCATATTAATAACTCCTTATATAATTATTTAAGACAATTGCTCATCTTGCACTGTTACTTGTTGTCGCAAGTAGCAGTTTTTTTATTCCTCATAAAAGTATTCCTTATAAAATATGAATGTCGCTATACTTGCGAACCCTGCAATTGACCATGCAGTAGTGAAGTATAGAAACGGCATAAGTACAATCGCTAAGACTGTGAAGCACAGTACTGCTATTAAGTAGCTTTTATATGTGTCGCTCATTTAATATCCTCCTAATACCATTTTTTATGCTTTCTGATCAAATACTCTTCTAATTTAGAAATATTAATCAATGTTCCCGTTGCTGAATAATCAATGTATAAATTTTCTACACCTAAATTATCTTCACGGTAATATTTCAACCAGTTGTATACTGTACTTCTACATACTCCAAACAATTGATGGATTTGTGTAGGTGTTGCGTATAACTTTTTCACAAATTTTTCTTCGCCTCGATATGTGTTTTCTGGTGTTGGTGGTATTATGATTTTTGGCATCTCTATCACTCCTTTAGATAAATGTTAAAGTTTGTTATTATTCGCCCTGTATTGAAGTTCTCTATCTAATGCATAGAAAACTTTGTTTATTTCTAAGTAGCTGTAATCACTTTTTTTAATAAGCTCTAATATTTCCGCTCCTAAGTTACGTTCCTTTTCCGTTAAATAGGATGAAGAAGCATCAGCTTTGCTAGAAACTTGTGGGACGCCTATACGCAATCCTTCTGATCTTGTGTTCATTTGTTTATGCTCCTTTCGTGTATAATGTTGTTATCAACCTAAGGAGGTGATAACATGCCCTTGATATCTGATGAATTTGATACACTTACTAAAGACCAACAATATATCTTGTCCGTACTCTACAAAGATTATTTAGAATGTGTAAAGTTAGGTTCGGTTAAATTAACCTGCAATAATTTTGGAAGTGCTAAAGATATACATACAAAGTATTTTCAAAAACTACATTTCGAAGATGTAAAATACGATTTAAATAAACTTAAAAACTCTGGGTTCCTAAACGGCGTGTATGCTAGTAACACTATTTATCATGTAACAATTTCAGACAAGACTGTTGTTTACTTTGAAAATGAGTTTAAAAACAATTTAAAAAGTATCATTGATAGCATTTCTAAAATTGCTTCAATAATTCCTGGTCTCTAGTTGGGTTTATAACTTCCCAATCATTTGCCATGAGGTCATCGGCTGAAGGTTGCCAATATCTGATAAGGTTTGTCCCATCGCTATTTGAAATGATGCATTGTAAAAAACTATCATTTGTTGGTAATATCTTAGTTCGATGACTTTCCTTCCAATCTTTCCGTGTCATAGAGACAAGATTTTTTGTAGCTATCTTAGTTGCTTCTTGAATGTTCATTTGTTATTCCTCCTTTCGTGTATAATGTTGTTATCAACCTAAGGAGGTGATAAGTATGAAAGCTTGTTTATATCTTTCTAATGATAAATTTGTTGAAATCGATAATTTAGAAAAAGTGATAAAGTCAGGTCATCGCGGAACTGTTGAAATATCAAAAGAAAAAATTAAAAGTTCCTTGTTCACTAATGGCTCATATACTTTTGTTGGAGACAAAATAGTAGCTATCGCTTCAGCTAAAATCGAATTCATAGAATTTATCGATTAATCTCTTTAAGCAACTCTGCAACTGCTCGCAACAGTTCAGGGTTGTTTCTTGTTTCTAAATTACTGTTTGCATGTTTTAGTAAATTGAGTTTTAATTTACTTTTTTCTTTAGCGATTCTAAATTTTTGTAACATTTGTT